CATACTCCAAGCCTACCGTCGTAGTCTTGTTTGCACCGCATCAAGGAATCGAACCTCGTCCAACGGGTTTGGAAGCCGTTGTGCTACCGTAACACTTATGCGATAAAAGCTTGACACCCAACTACTCAAGAGTTAGGCACCAAGCGGTTTAGGATGGCATTCCTGCAGCAACCAACCTAGTGGCGGATCTGGGATTCGAACCCAGGACCTAAAGCTTATGAGGCTTTCGAGCTAACCGAGCTGCTCTAATCCGCTAAGATGTATATCTTATCATACTATAAAAATATAGTCAACTACTTTGCGCCCCCAGATGGATTCGAACCACCGACGCAGACCTTAGAAGAGTCTCGCTCTTTCCCCTGAGCTATGGAGGCATTGATTATTCTTCTAATTCTATTAACCCTAATTCTTTTGCTACACGCTTTCCTTCTTCGCTTAACTCCATATGAGCTTCTAAATTTTCATCGTACTCAACGTCAAGCAAACCTTTTTCAAATAGATCAATTAGTGTGGCATCTACAAAATCTGTATGAGCCTTCCATAATTCTGGCGCAATCTCTTTTGCACTTTCATCAATAGTAAATATAAATTCACCATTTTCGTCCATGCCAGATACATTTATGACACCTAGCTCAATATAATATTGCAACATATCTTCGTCCACTTTTCCTCCTGTGCGCCAAGTAGGACTTGAACCTACGATTACCGAATTATGAGTTCGGGGCTTTAACCAACTAAGCTATTGGCGCCTAGTTGATAGTATAGTATATATCATTAAATATTGTCAATAGTTTTTTCTACTGCTTGTTGAACATACTCTGAAAAATGTTTTCTTATGCTACCAACGGGCCTCTTGCCGTACGATTCCCATATCCTTTTATATTCAATTATATTGTAATATGTTGTTGGGCAAACCATTTCCTGATTATACTCTTTCATAACTGTTGGAAGTGGAACATGCTTAGTACAACATTTACATAACTTTGCCTGCTCTTGATATTCACTCATAGTATTTGCATCCTGTCCATAGCTTCTTTTAAATGTTCTGGCATTCTTGGAGCTCTAATCATATTATAATGGTGAACTTCTCCATCTGCCTTTTTACCAAAATCATCGTCATAAGACATAGAGTCATAAGTATGTATATCTATCTCTTGATTGATATTTGGCCTTGTCATGCTAATTGCATTAAACACTGATCCGCACACTGCGTCAGCCAAGTCTTTTGAACCTTTTCTTGGGTGGTCAACCTTATCTTTCATAATTTTTAACTGTAGTAATTCATCTATCAATAAAGGAATATATGGGCCATGTAGTCTTTCTTCTAAAACCACCATTGCCATATCGTCATAGTGCTTCTTTGCTACCGACAAAATTTCTGTATTAATTCCGTACTGCTTTAGTTGTTGCATCATGTCGTGAGAATTCCATCTATCGAATGTGCATAGCCTGATTTTAAACCCAGTGGTTCTAAGAGAAAGAATATAATCTTTTACCTCAGTAAAATCAACAGATTTATCTGGTGTTGGAGTCCAGTATCTTACCGCATCCACCTCAACGATTGGAGCTGGTTGAGAGTATGTATCAGTAACTTTTACATTTACCCACTTTTGAACGTGTGACATCGACACTGCACAGTGGTCATGTTTTTGAGCCAGGTCGACGTGAATAAAATATTCTTTATCTGGATCTGGAGCAAACCACGGTTCAAGTCTTCCAAATGAATCTACAGCTAAAGCCGTGTTATTAAAAGCTTTTTCAATTTTTTCACGAGATTTAAAGAATGCATCAATCATTTCTGGAGGCATGCAGGCAAAACGGCCAAGCGCATCTGGCATATTTTTATAAAATTCTACCTTATAGTCTTCTATCTTTTTAGTTGGGTTTACTTCCCAAGAAGGTCTTTTTATTGCATAAACTTTAGGTATTGCATATGAAACAATGTGGTCTTCTTCCCACTCTACAGTAATTTCGTTTCCGTCCGTCCCGTCTGGCAAATCTTCGTCCATCTTTAATATTTTAGACCTAATAATTGTTTCTTTTTCAGCAATTACAGATTCATAAAATTTTTGTATTGGATCGTTTTTAAATCTGGGGAATGAAAGCAAAATTACTTTTCCATAATCAGGGAAACGAGAAATAACCGATGCACGGTACATGTCGTATATCGCATCAGCTGTTTTTGCCTGGTCATGACCTGTTGTGTTTTCTATTGAAAATCCTGAGATTTCGTCAAGTATTACAGTGATAACGTTATATCCTTCCCAAGCTTCTCTTTGAGAGTGCCCAGAGTGTACCGTTATATTCTTATCAAATTTTATTTCTGATGCTTTTGCTTCATACTTACCCGCAAACCAAGGGCAGCGCTCTACTCTTGTCTTAAAACCTTTGAAGAATACGTTGTTAGCTTGCTGAGCGTTTATAGCAATATTTAAAATATCAATCGTATCACCTGGTGGTTTGCCGTAGTACGAAGCTGGATCTTTTAGGCACAAAAGAAGATATACCATATAGGATACAGAGATTGTTGCTGTATAGTCTTTTCCAGAGCCTTTTCCTAACTGTGCTATAACCTCATTGCATGTTTGCTTAAACATGCGCTTGCCTTCTTCTTCTCCAAAAAGTTTACATAAAGTAGATTCTTTATATATCTGAGATGATTTTTCAATTAATGTATATTGATAATCTGATAATGGAGGAAGTCCTAAATAGTTTGGATCTGTTACAAATCTTCTAAGATCTACTGGTCTTTCTTCAAATTCTTCCCCATCAAGGATGTCGATAATATCATTAAAATTAAATTCCATCTACAGCCTCTGGGTGAATTACAACAGCTTCAACTACACCTGTAATTTGAGATAATCTTTTTGCAACCTCTAGTTTGCAATGAGAGCACTGAGCAGTAACCTCTTTTAATATTCCGACCAATAGCTCTTGCTTCTTTTCTGTCTCTGCAATTTGTGCTGCAATTTCAGTGTTTTCTAAAACACCAACGGATTGAAGCATTCCAATTCTTTTTGCTTCTATGTCCGCAATTAGCTTAAGGGTTGTTGCTTTTACATTTAATGCATCTTGAACATCAGCCTGCTGAACAGTTTTCCAGGCTTCCTGTATAAGCATTGCATAGTGTTGATCTGCTCCAGAAATTGCTTCTCTAGCCCTATCACGCATATTACTATCGTTATGGACAACAGACTTCCATTCATCAATAAGCTCTACAACTTCTTTTCTGTTAAACCCAGTTATAGTTGCTATCTGACCTGGCGTGTTTCCTTTTAGCAGCTCTTCAACTACTTTATTCATTCTGTCAAAATGGACAGACGGCTCTATTTCACTCATAATAAACTATTATAATCCTAGTTGACTAAAAAATCAACTTGATTTAGCGATCTTTAATAGAATTAAATATCCTATTAGATCATCTATATCGTTGTCTCCTGGGTAGTCTGTACCCTTCATAAGTCTATTTAATTTGTCATCTATTCGAACATGCAGCTGTTCTCTTGGTCCCGCTTTTGAAAATATACGAATAGGGTCTAAAGCTGAATTACCGTAAGACCTATTTTTATTTACTAGCATTTCTGCAATCTCAAGACATTCAGTAATTATTCTATTACCAGCTGGTGCGTCCACACCTAGTAATTGAAGGTCTGTAACCCATGTTTGAAATCCATTTTCCCTATTTGGAAACTCCGCCACTTTATCTCCTTTTTATTAATTCAAACTTTTCTAAATATCTCTGTATGGTCATAGCAGAGACTTTACACTCAGTTGCAATTTCTGTAACTGTTTTTCTTTGAACGACATATCTTCTGTAAAGCCAATCTTTACTTTGATAAAGTTTCATCTTTTTGTAAGCACCTCATTTGCGTAATATGCAATTCCAAAACTGTCTGCAACATCAAAATCAAAAACAGACAATCCGTATTTGCTATTAAAATAATCCGCAGTTCTTTGCTTTCTCATATTCCTTAATTGATTTTTGTACCATGAGTCTGCGTACCCAGGGTGCTCCAATCTTATTCTAGACTTCTCATCTTTCGTTGGATTTTTGTTGCCAATGTGCGCCTGCCATGCGGTAGGGCTAATTGTAATAACCTTAGCACCAGTAGACATAAGCTCAGCAATAACAACTCCATAGACATATGATAATTTTATCACAGCATCAGGTGATCTGACAAGTACTGCACCCTCAACCGCAATGTAGTCAGACTTTAACTCATCAAGCATTACTGACATTTTTATTTTTGCATCATATATTTTTTCATATATGTCAGAGCCTTCAATATTGATCTTGCCCCATTTTATGGGTTGATTATTTTCAAGAAGGCAAAAAGCAATTGAATTTGTAGAGGCATCTATACCCAAAACACGATAGGCTTTTGTTTTAATCAGCTCGTTTAATCTCATTAATCAGTGCCTCCAATTTATTTTTAGATTTAGACTTGGACTCTTTTTCACATTTATAGCAAATATTTACATCATTATATCTACTTAGCTGAGATTTACATTTTTTACAATTTCTAATTGCACCATTTTTAATAGCCTTTTTTTCATAATACTTTTCCATTATCCTTTTATTTGTTGCAATCCTGCAACATTCATCAGAGCAGTATTTTTGATTGTGTGTCTTTGGCTCAAAATCTTTTCCACAATCTTTATTTATACATATCATAATGATGGCACCTTATAAAGCTCAATTTGCACTGTACCTGTTGGAGTTTCTTTTGAATAACACTGTTTTTTAATTGGGCAATATGTACAAGGCATTTTTGACTTAGTAGAACCAGCTGGTCTCATTGGTAGGTCGCCATCTTTAAAATTATCATATACCTCTTGCATCCATAAAAAAAGGTCCTCTATGATCTTTTTATTTTTTTCATTCATTGAAATTGGAATAATTAAAATTTCTTGAGTATTTTTATTTTCATACAAGAAAAAACCTTCTTTTGCATTCTTAAGCTTCATGTAAGTAAGAAGCTGTAAGGTGTGATTGATTGAAGGCTTCATTTCTGCTTGCCTTGTATCCCAAACTTCCTGCTTAGCTGTTTTAATTTCACCCACTACGGTTTCACCGTCATATTCCATAATGAGATCTATAAATCCACGAATTGGCGGATAATCATTTATAATTTCTTCTTCTTCACGAATAAACTCTGGCATAGTAGAAATAAGCTTCTGCAATCTTTCGTGAGCCTGTGTGCCTTGAGCCATATTTGCCACGGCAACTGCATCGTTATCGTCTATAAAAATTGCACCACTAAATGCCATATACCAGTATCTTGGACAATTACCGTGACCATATCCAAGCGAGCTTGGGCTAAATGATTTTTTTGTCATCTCACCGTCTGCTCTTTTAGTATTTCGATACGACTCATCAAGAAGCTGGGCAAAAAGCTCTGGATCAAAATGCTTGCCTGTATGTTTTTTAAATTTAAGGTTTTTTACTATGTCTCTAGCCATTACGAATTATACCTAACAACATATTTGAGTGCATCAACAAGCTTATCGATTGATTCTTTTACTGAATAATAAATATTTTTCTTATTATTGTTTTCCGTACCCGCCTTGTCTTTTGCAATTGTAGAATACACAGATGCAAGAACAGCAAATTTAGTTGACATTGCTTGCAGCTCCATAATTAGGTGCGGAGCTTTAGCTGATGGAATGTCTGGGTTCATCAATATCTTAACAACTATTGCCATTGCTTTATCGAGATGATCATCTTTCATAAACTCATGAAGATCATTAAATTCAGTAATAGTGCTTATAAGCTCTAGAGTATTTTTATCTTCCATTGTGTCTCCTTGTATAATCAATTGCCCATAGACCCAATGGGTACCCTATGACAAAACCTAGCATTGCTCCAAATAAAAATTGAATCATTAAAAAAATAGCCTCCATACCCCGTCACATTTTTTACCAAACCCTTGAAGGGTTATTCTTCGATCATTGGTTGTTAGATTAACTCCGTGCGCTACAGAGTGTATCTGCTCTCCCTGCTGGATCATTGCCTTGCCAACTGAGTATTCAACTATATTTGGAGTTTTATTTTTAATACGATTATCCATAAAATCAATGCTCTGTTCACTTGTGTAAAAGTTTGCCTTTTGTACAGACTGCGCCCATTCTGAGTTTGAATAAAATCCATAGTCTGGTTCATCCCATAAGCACATACCAGCTCCGCTTTTAGGTAGCTCTAATGCAATAGTAAAACCAAAAGATGATTCATGTTCTACCTTACTAAACCTATTCCAGTAATAGTCTAGGTATCCGAATTCACCATCAGTATGTATTAAAGGTATACCGTTGGGCCTATTTTGAACCCCATCTCTTTCCGTATATATAAAAAATCCTGGAATCGGAATGTCATTAGCAAGCTCACATTTTCCAAAAATACTTTCTAATTTTTTAATTAAAATTTCATACATTTCAGGCATTGAATTTATTAAAAATTCGTTTGCTTTATTTATCTCTTCAATTGTTTCATTGTTTGCCTTTATGCAATCTACAGAAGAGTATTTTGAAAAAGTATAAAAAAAGTTGCCATTTGGAACATCCCTGCGAATCCAATACTTTTCTAATTTATCTAATTGATTAATTATTCTACTAGACTCTTCTTGTGAAAAGAAATCAACAAGTTGATGTGTTGACATTATATTAATCTCCCAGCTACTGATGCTCCAAGCCACAAGCCAACGATGCCCATTACTGCAGAAAATACAGGTGGAGCAGGAACTGGAAGTTTAAATAAAACAAATACTGCTCCTATTGCTGCTCCAGCAAAAGTTGTTTTTAAAACCTCAATCAACATTATCTTTTTCCCAGCAATCAACTAGCTGTTGAAATAGAGACCACTCTATTACGGCAAGTCTTGTTTTGCTATTATCCTTTCCTAGAATAAGTTTTAAAGCAGGATACTTATCTCTGCTTACCTTAAATGTGTCTGTACAAACTTTTGACCATATAGATTGAGATATTGATATAGATTTTTCGTACTCTTTATAGTCCACCACAAAAGATTTCCATTGTGCATC